GGTGGTTGATAGCAAAGACGGTCTTACCCCCTCTCCTGTGAACGATCACTACATTGAAGCGGTTCTTATCGCATTTTTCATGCAAAAAATTTTGGATTTCTCTTGGCGAATAAGGAATAACAATTTGTTTCATATTATAACAAAACCCCCCCTTTTTTATATTTCATTTCCCCAATTATCCCAACCATCTGCTTTTTGTCTGGCAAAGAGTTCAATTCTTGGTAGATCACCAACAAGTTCTAAAATTAAATCCCTAAATTGATCTGGTTTTTTTGAGTGTTGCTCTATTGGAAATACTTGAAGTTGTCTTACTGATTTAGATAATCTTTTTATTTTACCTTTAGTTGCTAATACGCATATTTCTGGATTAGCTCTAGTCCATCTACCTAAACCTAAAAAAAAACTGTCTGATATTTTATTTTTTTTACACCATACAAAAGCTGTTGATTTATATTCAAAACCCCAAGCATTAATAACTTTCATAAATTCATTTAATTTTGGTAATGTAACCCACATAAAAAGAATACAATTATCGTCAGCAATATCCTTTACTGATAATTTACAAATATCATTAATATTCATTACTGAATAATGATCAGTAACAGAGCTGTTCATCATTTTACCTTGATAGCTCCAAGCTGGATCTGCATAAATTATATTATATTTTTTATTAGGAAATTTCATTTAATGTAATGTTTTATTTGAATTATCAAAATCATCTTCTGTTATAAATTGATACTTTAAAAACTCTGAAAAGTCATCAGCTTCAGCTTGGTTATTAAAACCTCTAAAATGAGTTATCACAACTGGTTTCTTTGTGGTCTTATCTTTCATAATGAAGATTATTGTTTTTAGAAATTTGTCATCCATGTGTATATGCCTTGTATCAATATTAATTCAACAGGTAACCTAAAAAGTGGGTATCGCCTTTTTAAGTACCCCCATGTTCGCTATTTGTTCTTCATAAACCAATTAATTCAACCTACAGATTTAAAACGATAATTCTGGACTATCAATAGTTATTTCCGATAAGTGATACGTTATCACCATAATAGAATTGTTCTAAACTATTTAGTAATATTTGTGATATTTTTGCAACACTCATGTATAACATTTGCTTTTTATGTGTGTACTTTTTAAGACTCTATTAATAATACCAATACTTCTGGAAGGTTTAGCAAAAGAAATAATCATAATATATCTAAGGTTTAGACCATGAAATTGACAATGGTTGGTTGTTATCACCTTTTATAGATAAAGTTTCTGCCGCTTTTCCGTAAACTTTGGAACTTATTTTACTAGCTGACCATTGATTATGTGCAGTAATAATTTTATAAAGGTTAACCATTGATTGAGCAGCTTTAGGATCTAAATCACCAGACTCAATTTTAAGTTCTAATTCTTTCCTTTTATCTTCCAACTCACTAAGTTTTAAATCAATTGCTAATTCCTTGCTTTTTTGATAACGCATCATTAAAACATCATCAGTTATTAAATACCTTCTAAAACTTGACCAGGTGAAATCTATTTCTTCTCTTTGGAAAACCTCTCTTATTGTTAAACCATCACTAAAAGCTTCTAAGATTTGATCTATTTTTTTTTCAGTTAGCTTTTTTTTTCTGCCTGCCATAATTTTTTATTTAGTGGTGCAGCTTGGTAAGAAAGAAAGGAAGAACCATAACTGCACCGTTGTTAACAACTATTAGACTAAGCAAGGGAGCTAGTAGTCTATAAATCTATTACCACTATATATAGTAAATTACAAATCAAAAGGTCTTTTAGGCTTATAAAATGTTCTCTTGTCAAGTGTTATAGGGTTATGTTTTAGTTTCTTCTCAAATAATAACTTATCAATTATTTTCATAATAGTGAAAGAACCAAACTTGGCATTATTTACGATCCAACGAACTTGAGCATCCGACACCATCCCACTATTAAAATCATTAGTAATCTGTAAAACTATTTCAATCTTCTCAGGGGGGGTGTAGGTGTTTCTATAGCTTAATTGTAAAGGTTCATTATTATAGTAATATTCTTCTTCACTCATTTTTTAAAACCTTTAAAACCCTTCTTATGAAGTATATTATTATATAGAGTAGTATTGTTCTTCTTAATACTAAGTAAATTATACTTACCCACCTGCTTATTTAATACTCTATCAGGTACTTGTTTAACAGGTAGTCTTAGCTCATACTTGTTAGCTGAGGTCTTTCTGTGGATAACTAGGTAACCCTCTTTCATTAGCTCATTTTTTGCCTTTTGAAGTGTGGACAAGCACATATCCAATTTTGTCAATAATGTGGCATTCCTTAATATTCTAAAACTAGGCGATAAATACCTTAAATAGACAAATAATGCTTTTGCCTCCTTGCTAAGACCTTCATCAATAATTAATTGATTTGGTATCATTGTAAACCCTTTTTTACTCATATCTTACCTTCCTTTCAGGGTGTTGTTTAATACTTAATCATATTATAATCAATAAGAACATTTGACGAACATTAATTATTTTTAACTTTATGCTTTTATTAGTTGACAAGATAATACAAAGATAATACAAGTAAGTATGTTTAACGAATCAAGAAAGGAAACAAAAAACATGATTACAATTAAAAAAATTGAAGGAGCTTTTAAAACTTGTTATACTTTAATAGATGATGCAACAAACAAAAATGTTGGCTTAGCAAAGGGTAAAAATTGGTTAATAAAAAGACAAGCCTGGAATCTTTGTAATAATAAAGATTATTTAACCAATCATAAAAATACAGGTCATTATAATAAAATCACTAAGTGTTGGTTTTTTGATAATGATATTGAAAATTTTATGGACGAAGCTAACAAGAATATAGAAATTGACACAACTACAAGATTAAACAACAACCAATAGAAAGGGTAAACAATGCTAACAAATAATGAAATGATGACAATAGCAGAAACAATAAGATCACAAATACATCCAACAGTTCTAATGTGTGCAGCAGCTAGAAATTATGGTGCTTATGAAAACGAAGAAGGTTTATATGGTATTCAATTTAAAATTAGTAATACTTCAAAATATAAATTTGCTATTATTAGAATAACTTTAAATGGTGCTGATCTTTATGACATAGAAATCAAAAATATTAGAGGTCGTATTGTTGACAGTAAAACAGACATTTATTGCGATCAATTAAGCAGTATTTTAGAGAATATGTGGGAAGAAAAAGAACTATTAAAAAGATGGACTAAAAAAGAGGTTATGTTTGCTTAATAAAACTTTAAAGGGTGCATTAATTTGCACCTTTTAGGGATTTATTAAATAATAGATCATAACTAAAAAGAAAGGTAATATGAAAATAATACATAACTACGAACTTAAAGAAATGGGACAACCAAAAAAAGAAACTGAATTTTGGTTATTCTTTGAAAAAGGAAAGATTGCAAAACATACTATTGAAAGTTTTCATTTTAAAGATGAAATTCAAAGATTTAGAGCTGAATTGTCTTTTAATAATCATCAACCAATTAACAACACTATTAATTAAAAGAAAGGGAACAATGAAAAAATATATATATTATGTTCTAGGGTTTACATTTGCAGTAAGTGTATTTGTAACTTTAGGATTAATGGTACTTCATCAACTAGCAACACAAGGGGGGATATAATGAAAACATTTAATTTATTAGATCATGTAAAACCAAATAAAGACTGTGAGTTGTGCGATACATACGATACAGGATATGCTTGTATTTCTTGTGAGGGTGATCAAGTAAAAGAAAAATATCCTAATGCAAAACTTAATGATGAATGTATATGGGAAATAACAGAAAACAATCAAGATTTTAATCATGCGTTAGATTTTAAAATCAATAAATGGGGGTTTTAATGACAAGAAATAAATTTGGATTGCCTTTAATATTTGATTATGTAAATAGTATAGATCAAAAAAGGATTAAGAACTTAGAATATATGAAAGATAACTGCACTAAGGATTGGAAAGAGCTTTGGAGCAAGAAATTAAACCAATTAAGAAAGAATATACATGACAGAAAAAGAAAAACTCTTAACTGATATAGAGCTAGAAAAGCTAAAAATTGCTACCTTTAAAAATATAATAGAAGGCTCAAAGTCTATCAATGGTGTAACCTGGAATAGAATTAAAAACTATAAAAGAAAGGAACAAATAGAATGCCTGAAAGTCATAAAAAACTAAAGAAATATCAATATTTATATTTAGAAAATAAAATTTGGTACAATTGGACTGAAGCCGATTATGAATGTGAAATTTATAAAACATCAAAATTTAATATTGATGACAGATCGCAACATCTATTAAATTGGTTAAAAAAAATAAACAAAAGGTATAATTATGCTTGAAACAATTATCGCAATAGAAATAGCTCTATGGATTTTTTATTATTCAACTAATTAATATGAATAAAACAAATATATATGGAGATTATAAGGTCTGTATTAAATGTAGTGATCCAGCAGATGTAATAGAATCAAATAAAGATTACTGTTGCAACTGTTGGTTTGAAAAAGTAAATGGTAAGAGCTTTAAAGAAGTAGATAAGCAGATAAAAGAAGAAGAAAGATTTATAAAGAAAAAATGAAAAGAATATTAAACTATTTAGACCAATTATTAACTATTTATCTTTGGTTGTTATGTTTACCCATAGTTATTATTTGTAAGATATTAGGAAAGATATTTAAAAAATGAAATACTTAATAATATTTATATTGCTATCAAGCTGCTCATTTAGTGATTACGATTTTAACCCTTCAACAACTATATTAAAACAACTAATAAAAGGATCAAAGAATGATAAAAGTTAAACTAGAGCCATTTGAAGTGCAATTAGCATTTGAAAACTCAACTAAAAGATACATAGAAAACTTGAAGCAAGGTAAGGGTTTTTCTTATGGTTATACAGGCGGTTTTGAGAAGCAAATAACAGATGGAGTATTAGGTTCTTTAGGAGAAGTAGCCTTTGCAAAGGGTTTAAATAGGTACTTTAATAGCTCATACAGCGATTCTTACGCAAGATATTCAGATTCTGATATGCAAGGCAGCATAGAAATTAGATCGCAAAAAAAGAAAGATAATAATTTCTTATTAATTAGACCAAATGAAAAAAAAGCAAAGTATGTTTTAGTTATCCATAATGGAG